CAACATCGTCAATCATTGCAACATTTAATTTCAATAATTTATCTTCACTTGTATCAACATCTAATGCTTTTAACCATTTTTCATCTAAAGCATTTTCACTATCCATTAATATAACAAAAATACCTTGTTGTTGTGCATTTCTGATAATATTACCTGATGCGATAAATGATTTACCTGCACCACTTTCGCCTGCTAATGTTGTTACTTTACCTAGCGGAATACCTTTATGAAAGTCTCCACTGATTAACTTGTTTAACACGTAATTACCTGTACTGATCCACGTGTCAGGATCTCTGAAACCAGAACTAATTCCAGGTACTGATTTCGTTAGACTTTTTCTAAATTTACTTACATCAAATGCTCTTGGCATATTCTACTCCTTTTAAATAGAGGAGGACCTTCGCCCTCCTCTTAGTTAGACGAATGATTATTTGTTTCTGTTACGAATCATTGCCAGGATATCAGCGGCATCTGAACTTGAACCGCCTTGTGTAACTGTACCAGCACTAGCAGTTGCCGTCTCTGCAACTGGTTCTGCTTTTACTTCTGCCTTTGGAGCAGGAGTTGGTTCAACTACTGGAGTTGATTTAGGTTCCTCTGCAACTGTTTCTGCTTTTGCAGTTGTTGTTGCTGGAGTGCTATTTGAACTTACGTTCCCTACATCCAATCCATATGGCTTGTAATAAGCACCAAATTTTTCTGGATCATAAAGATTACCATCAACTGATGCCTCAAACATTTCCATAATGATACGCATTTCTTCCTCATTAGGACGTTTAGGCATAAAGTCGTTTAAGTCAAACAACCCGTGAGTTTCAATAGCCTTACGTTCATTTTCATCAAGAGAACGTTCTTTACGTGCCCAATTTGAAGTTGAATAGTCAGCATATTGACCTTTTTGAGTTTTTGTTAAACGAAAATCAGTACCTGCATCATAATCAGTAGGAAGATTTTCCATATCAGGATCCATAAGTGCAGATTTCAAAAGTTTGAAAATCTGTGGACCAATTACGAATCTACGTATTGGATTTTCAGGAGCCTCTTCGTTCATTGGATCTTGAACTACAAAGCCTTGGAAGATATAACTTCTTTTCTTCCAATACTTTCTTCCAACATCCTCCATTGAAGGATCCTTAAACCAAGGACGAATTTCTGCGTGAACAGGACAAGTATCGCCCCACATTTCGACACAAGGAACTTGTACCGTTACTGGTTTAGACTGGTCACCCCCTTTGACACCTGGAAAAGGCATCTTGATGATTTGTCTTTCACGCCAAAAAAATGTATTTGATTGATCCGCATCTGGAAGAAAACGAATTACAGAAGTTGAATCTGTATCCATATTCCAGAAAGGATAGATTGCGTCTACGCCTCTATTTGCGTTGGCATTGTCTGCCGTTTTACTATCTTGTGCAAGAAGTTTTGCACGGATTTCTGCTAAAGTAGCCATTTTGTTTCTCCTATATTAGCCTGTATTAGTTTGTTATTAGCCTGAGTACACTGTAAGATATATTCAAACATAGTACTAAGTATACTTATCTTTTTATTCAAAGTCAAGTGTTAAATACGTATTTTTTGAAATTTTTTTGTGGGTAAAAAAAGGGGTCTAAAAGACCCCTAGTTTATTGGATTTTGAGTATTTTTATCTATCAAATATTGGTGTTGCTGATATAACATTTGATCCTACGTTTGATACAAGAAGGTCTGTTGGATACTTTCTTATAATAATAGGTTGTTCTTTAGTCATATATACTTTACCAATTGATACATATGGATTAGTAGATTCGTCAAATGGCTTTCCTTTGTCAGTAAGTTCTTTATGTTCGATATACTTACCTTCAGTAGTTACAGATTCTTTTGCCCAAGATACATAAACTCTTTTAGCATCACTTACTGTAGTTCCTGAAGTTTTGACAAATTCTTGTTCGCCTGTGATTGTGATAATCATATTACTTAACCTCGTAACCTGCAAAAGCCTCAGATAGCATCGAATCAAACTTTTGTTCAATAGAAGTGCTTTCCTCAGTTGACTCAACCTTGTTTTCTTTAGATAGTTTTAACAAGTAGCCTGCTAACTGCATTTTTTGTTTATCAAGTTTTGAACCAGCACGAACCTCATCTGCAACATCACCTAAAAAGTTTGATAATTCAGCCGCTCTATCGTGTCCTCTGCTTTTACGTTTTCCATCATCTGATGAATCAACGTCTACACGATGTGCTAAATCATCTAATTGTAAACCAATTTGTAACTTTCTTTGTTCTGCCGCCTCTTCTGGTGTACTTGGTTTTCTATATTGTTTTTTAATCTTTTCAAAATCGAATTCACTGCTTGGATCTTTTGGAAAATAAATTTTGTTTACTTTATTTCCTTCTTTGTCTTTAGCAGTAATGATGTTCATAACATTTTGAATTTGATTCATTCTGTTATCTTCCATTTCTTCTTCGTGTACACGATGAATTAATGGTAAAACATCTCTCAATGATTCTTCAAAAGTAGTTTTCGTAAACTTTTTAACATAATTGTTTACAGTATCTTCTGAAATCTCTTGAGATTCTTTTTGTTCAGTTGTTGCCATCTTTTCTACAAAAGATGCATAACCTTTTGCGCCTTGAATACGTTTAATAGATTCTTTAATAGACTCTACTCTACGTTTTACATTAAGTATAACTGAACGATTGTTCTCATTAATAAGATTTGATTTATTAATGATATTCATAAATTCTTTTAACTTTGCTAAGTTAGATGAAAGTTCTATAATCGCCTCACCTACCATATCGCTCGGTACACCGCCGTGTGAAACGTGTCTCGCCATTGCTCTTGCACCATTTAAATGTTTAAACGGATACTTGAAACGTTCACCTTCACCATTCTCAACAAAAATTGAGGAGATGTTACGAGAACGTGCGCCACGTTGTTCCTCATTTACCGGGGCACGGTGTTTGACGATTAGTCTTACATTTTCTAGTGTCTGGCGACTAGTACGTGAAGATCCTTCAAGTTTTGACATACCTTCATTGAATACATCACCCATAGTCTGCTCCTTATCTTTTTGCAATTTGTATGCGTAGTTCTTTGGTTCTATGTGTTTACCAAAAGAACGAATATCGAAATCTAACATATATTCACGTGCAAGTTGTCTCATACCATTCATTAATTTTTCTGCACCAGGTTTATCTATGTCAACACCTTCACCTAAATGTAATTTAAGTTCATTTGTGCTTTCGTCAATAGATACCATCATATTTGGTTCATCGATATAGAAAAATCTAGCCTGTTCTGGATTTGCAACACTTTTTCCGTCTTGCGAATCGAACATTTTCAAAGATAACCCGTATCCTTGAATCATTTTCATAACTTTTTCTGCTATTGTTGAGTAACTTACAGCCATTTTTAAATTCCTTATAGATGTATTTATCAAAATACTACAGGAAGAGGGTCATTGTAACTATCGTCACCATCTAACGATTCACCAAGTGTTTCTAAATATTCTTCATCAAATCTAGATATTACTTGAATTTGTCGTATACAGAGCAATGTTGCTGATACTAAATCGTCTGTTTCCCCAAGTTTCGCCTCGAAACTTTTTCCTTTTGCGATAAATGTTTTTAATTCTCTAATTAAGTTTTTACTAAGTGGTATCATCTTATCACTTTCCATCCAAGACTTTAATTTCATACAAGCAGTTATTTTTGTTTTGTATGATGTTGTAAATCCTTTTCTGATTGCTTTTTGTATACCTCTTTTCTTTGGTTCGTGTAAAAACTCGCCAGGAAATTTATCTTCATCCATTTCTTCAATAACAATAAGAGCCGCCTCTCCTAATGAATTGTTCTCTACTGACCAATATATTTCTGGATTGTTATTTCCTAGTTCTCTCATTTCATCATTTAATATAGTTAGAATATCGTGCATTGTTTTGACTTGACCTCTAACATCTATTCTGTTACTTTGCCATTCTGCAACTTGTACTAATTCTGGTAAAGACCATACTTCGATTGCTGAATAGTCTCCTCCAGTACCCATAGCAGGATCAAGACCAATAACGTAAGTAGAATTTTTATTAATTTTTTCATACCATCTTACTTGTCCTGTTTTATGTAATGGTTCTTTTCCTTTTAAATGTGAAAGTTTAATACTGTCAACAAGAGTTTCATCAAATGCAATAAATTGACATTCGTGTTCTCTTAAAAATCTTTCTTCTCCAACACGTGTTCTTTCTTCTTTTGACCATTCAACATTTCTATCAGGGTGTTCGTCCCATATTGCTTTGAAAGGTCTAAAGCCATTTATACCTATAGGTTTTTCGTTTCCATATTCATCAATCTTTTTATTTGCACCACTCCATATAAGAGCAAATTGGTCATCATCTAAGTTTGGTGTTGATGTAATAATCGCTTTACCACCTGTTGCTAGAGTAGGAGATATTGAAGTCCAAAATTCTTTTGCAATATTAGGTCTTACGAATGCAAACTCGTCACAGTATAATAAAGAAATTGAAAGACCACGACCTGTATTTTCTGTAGTTGCTTGTGCAATTATACGTGAGCCGTTATCAAATTCTAAACTACCTTTGTTATAACTTGTTGCACCTGCTCTAATGTAATCAGGACATAACTCATACGCATATCTAATTCTATGCATAATTTCTTGGGCACCTGAATATTTGTGAGCCGCAATTAAAATAGTTTGGTCTGGGTTAAACATTGCATACCATAAAAGATATCCAGCCGCAGTTGTAGACTTTCCCATTTGTCTTCCTAACATTGATATAGAAAATCTAAAATCGTGATAAGAATGCAAAAGTTCATTTTGAAAAGGATATGCATTATATAAAATACTACCTCTTGTCGGGTGTTGTATTTTAAAATAATTGTTTAGAAAGTGAAAAGGATCATTTGCACATTTGCTAAACTCTAGTAGTTCTGTGTTACTAAACCTTGTTTTTTGATATGCTTTTTTAACTAAGTCTGCCATAATTAAATACTCATTTAATTATATTTATGCACAAAAAAAGGGGAGCCTAAACTCCCCTTTAGTTATTATAGCAAATATAATATTTTTAAACTGTGTGTGCTATTTCATATAAGAATGTTGAACCAGTAGCATTCATAGTACTAATTTGTCCTGCCGTATAATGATGTCCGTTTTCTGATGGATTTTTGTCTACGTCAATCTCATAAATGTATCTGTCTGTTGTTTCTGTAGTTGTAACATTACTAGTTGCCGTTAACGCATATTCGTGTAATCCATTTGCGTCTACAGTGCCTTGCCAAGCAGACCACTGACTGATATTTGTATCAACTTTTACAACTATAATATCACCTACAACAAGATTGGCTAAAACTGAATGCCAAGTAGGTAAATCATCAGCACCATTTGTAGGTTGATTTGGATGTGTTTTTGATACTCTCATAACAAGTCTCGGTTGACCACTTGATGAATCTGCCGATGAATCATATCTAGTTGAATCCCAACCATCTGCAAACCCTTCACCACCGACTAATGCCGTTCCTGCTGAAGGATAATTTGCTGGTAATGATATATTAGTATTTTCTGTGTTTAATTTCCAAGCGACTGCCGTACTTGCAGTCTCAGTTAGTAAACCATGGTCTTGATTGTCTACTACTGTTAAATCTGATACTGTAGATAAGTCTACATATTCTCTAGTTCCAGATACTGAACCTAGATTTGGACCTCTATGCGTAGCACCCGCAGTTGGTAAATCTTCTGCCGCGTCTGTAATTGCACCAAAATCCTGTAATTCTGCTAACCAAATAGAACGTCTTACACGTACTTTTGCACCAGTACCTATATTATTCCATTTGACGTTTCTGTAAGTATTTGCCATAATAGTGTCTCCAACAAAATTATTAGTTCTCTAATAATTCTATTTATCGGTTCTAGTGATATTTATTAAGATATTAGTTTATTAATATGCTTGTGTTGTACTGTTATATTCAAATTGGTCAAGGTAACCATTTGTACTTCTTCTATGATGAGAAAACTCATATTTATAGCCATCAGCATCATATAAAGTAAGCCAAGTAGTATTTTCATAATTTGAAATTACTTGTCCTTCAAACAATTGGTCAAGTACTGATGCTCTTGCACCGAATTGTGAGTTATCATAATCGATATTCCATCTTGTATAATTTCCGTTACCTGTATCTTTCGTAAATCCTGATATATGATATCCATTTGGTGCTTGAAGACTTGAGTATATCGCATCATTTAATCCCCAAGTATGATATGCACTGTTGGTTGACAAAGTAAATGTACCATTATTAGGGAATGCATCACCTAATTCTAATGTTGTATTTGATGGATGATGTACTGCTTTAACAAGTGTTACGTCTGTGGTCATACCATTTGCAGTCCAATCAGGATGGTCACTAGTCAAATCAACGTGGTCTAATACATAATCTTGTAATGAAGTATTATAACTAGCACCTGTGATACGTAAGTAACGGTCACGTGCTTGTGCTGGTGTTGACGTTGATGTATCGTTAATTGTAATGTATGCAGTTTCGGCTACCTTTGTAGCCGGGAAAGATGTGCCGTTTAAATCTGTGTTGTGAATCAAGGCTTTGAATCTTTCTACACCAGTACCATCAGATATAGCATCTGCCATAACTTGAATTTGGAAACTTGCAGTGTTATTGTTAACTGTTATCAAACCTGCTCCAATTGGATAACCAGTTGAGCCATCTTGACTACCATATTGGTTACCACCACCAGAAATATCTTGGGTAAAGTCAAATGTACTACCTGTAGTATGTGACCCTTGAATTGAGTGTAGTAATTGAGTACCGTCTGCAACATTTGTTGTAGTTACTGTAAATGTTACTGTTGTACCTTCATCGACAGATGTTCCTCCAGGAGCATCGTGTGTTACCGTATATGTAGGTGACGTATCCACAACGTTTGTGTTTTCTGGATTTAGTTTCCAAGCAACTGCCGTTATTGCGTTATCAGTTATTAGACCGTGGTCTTGTGTATCAACTACAGTTAAATCATTTACTGTGGATAAATTAACATACTGTCTCGTACCAGATACCGCACCTAAGTTTGGACCTCTATGTGTTGCACCTGATGTTGGCAAATCTACGGCATCGTCTGTAACCGTACCAAAATCTTGTAACTCTGCGAGCCATATTGAACGTCTGATTCTTACTTTTGCACCAGTACCTATGTTATTCCATTTGACTCTTCTATATCTATTTGGCATATGCCTCCCCTTTATATTCCTATGTTAAATTACGAATCTTTAACTGCTCCAGATACAAATACAAATTTACCTTTTGGTCCTGGAGTATTTACACTACCTGCTCTACTACCTAAATAGTAGTTTGTTCCTGCTACTGAACCAGATCCTAGACCTATTTCAGTACCATCCCAATCATTTACAGGTGTAACGTAAGTTGATGTGTACCCATTATCACTTCTAGGTAAACTTGTACTACCTGAACCGTTTGGATAACCACCATAAGCCTCAATAAATGCAGGCGGGGCTGATCCCACCATTGAACCTTGTTGAATAATATTTGTTGTACCATCAGTTGAATAGTACGTCTGAAAACCAGTTGAAGCAGTAATTGTTGAAGTCGTTGTTCCATTACCGCTTGATGTTCCTGCACCTGATGAAGTTATAGCAAGAATACTATTTGTTGCAACACCGTCTATAGTTGTACCTGTTGTAACACTTGGATCATAAATCATTATCTGACCTACACCACCAGTACCGCCTGTGTAACCACTTGCGTAAGATAGAGAACCTCCATTATTTGGATCACCCCAAACACCTCTTTGAGCATTTTGTCCTGGTCTTACAAATAATGCACCATTGCCTGGAACTTCAATATCCCAAGCGTGTATTACTTGTTGACCTGACTCTTGGTTTGTTGCATTATTTCTGTTAATACCCATTGCTTGATATGAGTAAACTCTATAAGTTGTAGAAGAAGTTGCAGAAGGGTTGTTAATTCTACGCCAACCAATAATAGGTGTATCACCTGAACCACCAGTTGCCGATGTGACTACTTCATATCCACTATCACCTGGTTCTTGATTACCTGATGAAACAGTAGTGTGCATATAACTAGCAAGTCTATAAACACCCATAGTATTACTTCTGTTTACTGGATTTACACTATCGCCGAAATTCCAACTTGTAAAGTTAGAGGAAGATGAAACTGTAAAATCTGCCTGTGTTGCTGGTACAACAACATTTGTATTTTCTGGATTTAATTTCCAAGCAACCGCCGTTATTGCGGTATCAGATATAGCACCATGGTCTTGTGTATCAACTACGGTTAAATCATTTACTGTAGATAAATCTACATATTCTCTTGTACCAGACTTAGCACCTAAATTTCCTCTATGTGTCGCACCTGATGTTGGTAAATCTACGGCACCATCTGTAATCGTACCAAAGTCTTGTAATTCTGCAAGCCATATTGAACGTCTAATTCTTACTTTTGCTCCCGTACCAATATTGTTCCACTTGACTCTTCTATATCTATTCGGCATTCAACTCTCCCTCATTGTTCTTGAAGTCTTATGATGTATTTATCAAAAAAGCAGTCCCGAAAGACTGCTTAGTTTTGAGGTTCTTGAAAGAGATTATTTGTTTTCTTCGTTTAATTGTTCGCCTAAAGGCTTAACTTCTGCATCATCGTGAGGTTCTACGTCACTTGGAAGACCACCGTGTGGATCTTCGTGATGTTCTTCAGGAATTGCTTCCATTGTACCATCATCTGGCATTGCAGTATCATCGTGATCCATCATATCGTCCATCATATCATCTTCCATATGATGGTCTTCATAATGAGGCATTGATGAGCCTGTTTCGTATAATGCTTGTGTGTGCATATCAGTTGACCAGTCTTGGTGAGTATCATAAGCAACTTGATCCTCTGGAACATATGCCCAGGTCATAGGTGCTTGGTCTTCCATATGGTCTTGATGTTCTAATAATTCGTCTAACAAGTCACGTGCATTTTTTCTTTTGTCAAGTTCAATGCCACAGGCTCTTCCCTCTGCCTCTAACATATCTTTGACTTGTTTTTCCATTTCGGATGCTTGATGTTGGAGGTCTTCCATCATCGTAATCATCATTTCTTTATCGTACATAGGTGGTCTCCTCTATACCGTGTAGGTAAGTTGTGCGTGATTGCACTTGTATTTAGAGGATTTTAAGATTTATTGCTGGTTATTAGTAGCGTTGCTAACTTGGTTTTTAACTGCATTTGCACCTGTCTTAACCGCTTTTTTTATTAAAGCACCACCAATTTTTTTAGCCGCCATACCTACTAGCGGAGCGATTGGTAGTTCGTCAATTTTTTCACTTTCTTCGGCACCTACTGCAATCCAGCCTTCTTGTTTTGCAACTTCTTCATCGTAGCCTTTGTAATCATCGTTGCCACTGAAATAAGTGAAGTCACTTGCTGGCATATAATGTGTCCAGTTTGACATTTCTGCTTTTTTGCCGTATCCGTGGTCGCCAGTTTTTGCGTTGAACCAAGCATACATATCTTCTTCTTCTGCAACAACTTCTTCTTCTTGAGTTACTTCCTCAGTTGGTTGTTCAGTTTCTTGTGGAAGATTTGCTAATTTTCTTAATCTGTTTAATTCTGCGTTTTCGTCCATTTCATCTTCTCCTTCTTCATCGTATGAACCATATAAGTTATCAATATCACCGATGAAACCATCACAAGCGTGGTTAGGATCATCTGGACAATCACCGCCACAATAACGACATTTTTCTTCTGCTATAAATTCGTATGATTCAAACCATTTTTGTTTTTGTGTTTCTTCGTTAGTTGATTCCATCATACCTAAATCAGATAATCTCATTTCTAACCATTCTGTTGGATCACCGTCTCTTGCTTTTTGTGTACCATATGGCATTTCGTCTTGATAATATCCAAATAAATCCATGTAAAGTTGTGAATCGGGATCTAACTGACCAGTTGCTTTTACTTTTTCGGCATCTTCTGGATAACTCATAAACATTGCTTTGACTTCATCTGCTTCCATACCTTCTTCAACTTTTTCATCAGTTGTTTCTTTGATTTCATCTTCGATAAAATCATCCATTAATGACTCATAGATTTCGCTTTCGTCTAGAGAATATTCTAATGGGTTATCACCTCTTGAAGGTGCTTTGTCTAGTGATTTCTTTTGCTTTGCAATACTTTCTGGAGATTTTTTTGAGTAATCGTCTAAGTCTAACTTATCGTTTGCTGGTGTTGGTTTGTATTCAGTTTCTTCTTCGATGCTTTCGCCACAACCACAATCAGATTGTGATTGCATTCCTGCTAAATGCATCATACGTAGAACTTCTTCTGGATGTTCTGTACTTGTGTTTGAAGTTGTAACTGACTTTCCGTTATCATCAGTAACAGTTAAGTTATAATGTTTACTCATTTTTCATCTCCTGAGATAACAGAAGGACTAGACTTTTCTTCTGTATCCATTTGTTCTTGTGCCGGATCTCTTTTTTCTTTCGGGCTTAATTCATTTTCGTGTGTCTCTGTTTCTTTTGGTGTTAAAGACTTTAAGAAATCTGAAATAAATCCACGTCCGTAAGATTTTCCGTCATCGGATTCTTCATCATAATCAGAAGTTAATAAAGGTTCTTTATTTTCTTCTTCTTTTTCTTCTGTTGGTTCCCATCCTTCTGGATGTACTGCAACTTCTTTGATGTTTAATCCTAATAAATCTGATAATTGTTGACGCATAATGTCCGCTGATACAGGATAACCTGTAACAACATCAATCTTTGAAACTTCTGAAATATCAATGTCTTTAAAGAACATTGGATTTTTAGAAATTGGAGTAGTTGATGTTTTTGACATATTTTTTACGTCATACTTTCCTAAGAATCTTTCAATTCTATCTTCATCACCTTCTGCCAAAGCACAGGCAAAACGTAATGTCATTTTATGTTCTTTTTCTGACTCTAATAATATTTCTTTAAAAGTTTTCATTGTTGTTCTCCAACGTACTATTCTTATTTATCAATTTTGTACAAATTTATTCCTTTTTGGACTTTGCCTCATCTGCAATCTTCTGTGCATCTGCTATTTTCTTCAATAATTCGTTTCTATCGATGTTCAAACTACCTTCAGTAGTTAATTCTTCGTCATTTTTGCCAGAATCCCTATCTTTTTGATGATCCAGTTTTGCTTTCTGTAATTGAAGATTAATCATACGTAGTTTTCTGTCTACTTTACTGTCTTTTGCCTCTTTTGCAGTCTTTAATAACTGATTTGCAGTCTCCATTAGTTTAGCACCTGCGTGTACTTCAACGTTCATACCTAATTGAAAGATTTCTTCAAATGACTTTAGTGCTTTAGAATGAATATCGTCCATTTCACGGTCGTGTTCATTTAAATCTTTTACAACAGGCAATGCAGAGTCAATTTTCTCTGTATTTTCCATTTCTTGATTTAGAATTTCTTGCAATTCTTTAGATTCTTCAATAGTAGGAACTTGTTCTTCTTGTTCTTCTTCGATTTTCTCTGGTTCTTCAGGAGCAAGATTAAAAGTTTCTTCTAATTTCTTTGTCATTTCCAATACCTTTCTACGTTTTCTACATAACGTTGTTTACTAAAGTATTTTACATATGTTTCTTTCATAAATTGTAAATTACAAGTAGGACTTGTCATACCTACATACCCTGATATTTTGTTTACTAGTTTTTCAGGGTCAGTAACTAGTTCTTCAAAATCTACTATCAACGTATCTATACCTGATGTTACTTTATTATATAAATCAAACCAATCTTTACTATATGGTTCAGTTTCATAAGGCACTGATTTTACATCCGGTGCATTTTTAAGTATATGGTTTCTCATACAAATAGTAGTATTTCTTTTTAATAAAATTTTCTTACTGTATTTATATTTAACTTCTAAGTTATTTTTTAACTTGTCTACAACACTCTCACCTTTAGAATCTAAGTAAGGATGTAGTTTAGATATGAAAAATCTTTGGTCTAATTTTGCTTGTTCTATCAAATCATCTAAATTGAACATAACTTCAAAGAAA